ATGACGGCGACAAAAATGGCGACGCGGGCCGCTACCAGGTAGATCGCCGGATCGAGACCAGCCAATTTCTGCACCACCGCCGTGATCTTGGTGACAAGCGGCGTCAAGAATTCGTTGAGGATTGGCAGCCCCGCCTTGATCTTCAAATCAACCAACGCTTTTTGGAGCAACGCCACCTGACCCTTGAAGCCCTTGAGCTTGGCGGCGCCGATCTCCTCGGCGGTGGCCTGCCCGGATATGGCCTGCGTCATGGCGTCCCAGGCTGGCAATCCTCCCACCATCAGGGCGTTCAGGGCTTTCATGCCGTACACACCCGCGATGGTTTGGATGTACTGGTTGCGCATCTGCTCCGTCATCCCCATCGCTTGCGCCTTGGAACCGAACAGCGCGTCAGAGAACTCGCCAACAATGGTGCGAATGTCCTTGATGTTGCCAGACGAATCGTAGAGTGTAAGCCCCAAGTCCGCCATCGCCTCTGTTACTGCTTTGGTGGGGCGCTGAATGTTCGTAAACATGCGCTTGAGCGCCGTGCCCGCTTCGGCCCCGCGCACCCCGTGCTGGCTCATAATGGCAAGCGATGTATTGAGGTCTTCCAGCGAAAGGCCGAAAATAGCGGCGGTGGGCGCAGCATTTTTCCACGATCCCATCAGGTCTTCCATCTCCAAAACAGAGGCGTTGGCCGTCCTGACGAGATGGTCAATCACGCCGTCGAGATCGCCAGCTTCGGTCTTGTAAGTGCTCATCACCTGTACCACAAACTCGGCGGACTGACCCATATCGAGCGTCGAGGCGGAGGCTAGTTCGGTGGCCGCTTGCAAGGCCCCTGCTGATTTCGACCCGTCTTGAATGACGGCCTGAATGTCGCCGAAAATCTGTTCTGTGGTCAAGCCCGCTTTGAGCAATTCCGTCGTCGCATCGGCGGCCCCTAAAGCATCCTGGCCAAACGAGGCGGCGCTGCGGCCCACGCTCAAAACGGCGCTCGACAGGTCGGCCAATTCGGATTCCGTGGAGCCGGAAATGGCGGCGATCAGGTTCATTTTCTGCTCAAAGGTCGCCGCCGTCTCTGCCGTTACCTGGCCGATCTTGAGGATGGGCAACGTCAACCCAACGGTAAGCGCTGCGCCCGCCGTGGTTAGCGTCCCAGCCGCCCGTCGCAACGTGTCCTCAAGGCTGGTAACTTTTCGCCCTACCAGAGTCAATCCGGCGACAGCCTCACTGACATCTGCCCCCACTCGCACGAACAGTCGTGCGACCTCGGTTCCTGTGGCCATCTATCGCATCCCCTGCAACTCGGCTTTTGCTTTGTGCTCCGCCTCGCCTTGCGCCCGCTTGCGCTCCGCCACCTTTTCACGGTAACGGTAAAAAGCCAGCCAATGCACGTATTCGTCCATACTCAACGGCGCTGGCTGGCCACTATCTAGCTCCTCTACGGTTTTACCCAGCGCCTCGGCCAGCGCATAGGTGGCGGTCAATTCGTCGTTAGAGGCGAAACTCGGCCTCGGCTTGGTCAACGGCCTCCGCGCTCGTCTGCCCCGTAGTGACGCCGTTCACATTAAAGTGCGACACGTTGGCGATCTCGGTCAGCACGCGGTCGAATACCCCCGAACTTTTGTTGCGCAAGGCTCCCGCGTGTTCCTCCGAGAACTTCGGCTCAACGACGCCGGTGATGAACAAGAGCAATTGCATTCGCTCCTCATCAATTGTCCCGCCGCGCGTCGCTTTGGTGCGAATCTTGTGGCGCTGGCCGTTGGTAATGGCGCGAATCTTGATCTTGCCGCCCCATTCGGGCACGTCCATTTCGCGCTCGTCTAGGTCTTGCGCCTCCAAGATTTGGTCAACGGTGAGATACCCGCTCATGCCGATCCTCCTTTGGCAAGTAGATTGTGCGTTACGCCGAGCTGCGAGTAACGTTGCCCGTCATGGTCAACTCAAAGCTGTACTTGACCGCATCGCTGGTGTTGGCCGGGCCGGGCTTGAACGAACTCACAAAGGCGTCGAACGTGTACTTGATGCCCGTTCCTGTGCCCTCTGGGTAGTAGATGCAGGCAGTGGCCGTGTTAGAATCGAACGCCGTCCAAACCGCTGCATCTAGCGTGACATCGTAATCGCCGCTGGCCGAAAAGCTGCCCACCCGCAGGCCCGCCAGGTTGCTTTTCCAGGTGTCGCCCAGATGCGCCATCTCCGCCATCTCGCGCTCGAAGTTGGGGTCAACCTCGGTAAGATAGGCAGAGATGTCCGAGCCAGAGAAGTAGAAATCCGCATTTAGACCATGCCCAAAACTCATTTGTTCACCTCACTCAACTCGTCTTTCTGTACCAGGCTACAAAGAATGTGGCCGTGCCTGTTCCGGTTACTGTCCATGCGGCGCGCACGTATCGCTTGACGCTCCCCGCGCCCGCTGCAACGGTTTTGCTCTCGCTGCCCACGTCGGTCAGGGCAGTAAATGAGACCAAAGTGCTATAGCTAATATCGTCGTCTGAATGCTCCAATGAAACCGTGATGTCGGTCAGCCCGGAATACGCTGTGCAGATCAGATAGGCTACTGCACCATAGTTGCTGGCCGCCGACCCGTCTCTCGACGTGTCCTGGCTGGTGGTCGTTTCCTCTCCCAGCGGGTGCAGGATTTCGCAGCGCCAACAGGCGTTGGTGGCAATCGCCGCTACGGGCATTTTGATAACATCATCGGCGGCGATGACTTGCGCGCTGGACGCCAACTTGTTCCCACAATAGGCAATGCTCCCTAACGTATCCCCGCTCGGCAGATAGGCGAACGGTCTAGCGGTGCTGTCGCCCAACGCCGTCCAGCTAATGTCGTCTATATCGCCCACGGTGCTGTCGAATAGCCCGCCGAGCGAGATGCTGAAACTGCGCGTCCCCGCTACATTGCCCTTCCAGGTGCTCGTCAAGGCGGCGTATTCGGCCAATTGGCGCTCGAAGGAGGGGTCGGCCTCTTCGATGAAATCTGAGTAGTTCAGCGTGTGATAATAGAATCTCGCGCTTGTTCCGTGCTTGAAAGTCATACTCACCTCTCTATGCGGGGGCTAATTCGATGATCCATTCCCCGCCGACGTGTTGATACGTCTTGCCCGCATAAGTCGTCTCTACATAGGAAAACAGTCTGCTGCGACGCATTCGCCAGAACGAGAACCCCGTTACCGTCAGTGTTGCGTCCGTCAGCAAGGCGTCTATCCGGTTCATGGCCGCTCGGCAATGCGTTTCGGCGTCCAACCCGTCATCTACCACCTTGATTTGATAGCGATAGACGGTGCTGACTCGCCTAGTGAAAGTATAGTCGTCGTTTCCGCTCACCAATTGGATCAGCACGAACGGATAGGCTGCCTGTTTCTCTGGCGCAATGCCCGTATAAACCGCCGTCACCAACGCCATCAGCGTCGTATCGCCCGTTAGCTTGGCATATAGCGCTTCCTCCAGCGTGGCCATCAGATTCGCCCCAGCGCATCGCTTACGCCGACCTTGATCTGGTTCCCGTACTTTTTGCGGGCAGCGTCAGCGGCGGGGCGCAGGTAGGGACGCTCCGTTGCTGGGCCGCGCATCCCATATTCCCACATCTGCTGTCCCTCTTGCCCCTCGGCAGGAATGTCCCAGGTGGTCTTGTCCACTTGTTCTTCGCGCACGCTATTGATGAGATCGGCGGTCAAGACAGCGGGCGCCTCGCCGGGAGCAGACGCCTGGTGATCGCGCCCCTCAATATGATAGACGATGCCATGTTTGGGGGCCTGCATCTGTTCCCAAATGTCTTCCCGAATGCTCACGGCGGCCTCATGTACCGTCTTGGCAACCCCGTTCTCAATAGCCGCCGCTGCGATAGCCGTCTTGTTGATTGCGGTGACGATAGCAAATCTCATGTGGCCGGAACCTTCTGGCATATTACTCGCAACGCCGCCTGCCAACTCTTGTTACGATGAATCGCCATAACCTGATATTCCTCGCTGTCCACCGTAAGACGATCATCCTTTTCTATATCTGCGTCATAAGGCAATCGGATCACCCAACTCGATGTATTGATGATCTGCCCCGCATTGTTGGTTTCCAGCGGCATATTCCACAGCGCTGTCGTTGCCACATTGCACGCATAGGTGACAGTAGATTCGCTTTCAGTGAACCCGCCCGCGCCGTTGGAGGTCAACACCTTGCGGTAACGGGTGGCCGTCTTGTCGAACAGCGCCTCGGACGCCGATTGTAGCCTGGTCAACTCGCCCGCGCTCACGGCGCGCATCAGAATGTATCCTCCGTCAACTTGGTGGGTAAGTAAGGATCGTTATATGTGACTGTTTCGCGTTCCACGTTGTACGCCGCGTCGTAGATCAACGCTTCGGAAATCGCCTGCGCCAACATGCGTTGCGCCATTGAATACTGTTGCGAACGATCCATCTTGCCCGCTTCGTTTTCGATGTTATAGTCCCCGCTCACCTCGGCGCACACGGCCCGCCAAATCTCGCGGCGTCCCAATGTGCGCAACTTGAGCAGGTTGGCTGCTCCGGTAATGGCCGCAATGTCGTCCTCGCCATAGCACAACAGGGTTTCATTCAACGCCTCAGCCACCTGGTTCGTGGAGACCGTCCACCCCAGGCTGGTTGCTACTGCGCCGATGGCGTAGAGCAGGTATTGCTTGAACGATGTCTCGCTATAGCTCGTCGGAGCGGCCATCTCACTCCCTACGCCCAGGGCGGCGTCCTTGTTTCATGGATTCGGCCATCATGTCCAGCAGGTGCGCCACCGCCTCCAGCGCAAACAATTCGCGGATTGCTGGGTCGCGGTGGTCTCGCCCGATCTCGTCCAAGAGCGTCACCGGCAACTCGCGTTCGCGGATGATCGTCTTGGCGGCAGTTTTGATCCGCTCGATAGCCTCGGCCCGGCGTCTGGCCCATGCGGAAAGGTTCATTTTACTTCCCCGCGAACCAGATCAGGTTGGCAACCGTTACCCCATCGGGCACGTTCACCGTAAAGCTGGTCGTGTCTGAGATCGCCACATTTACCGGCACAGTGATGCCGTCGCCATAGGGTTCCAACATCACGAACAGCGGCGCGCCGCCCAAGCCATGCGTAATGGTCATGGCGTCCGTCACCGAGGCCGCCACGCCATAGCGCAGCGCGGTAAAC